GTTATTCTTGAACCATTTGGTAAATCACATCTTAACTCTGTTTCATTATATCTTACACCGGGGATTGAGGCAGTAAACTGCTTGAGATAATCCCAGGCTACATTCTTTGCCTGCTTATATGTCGGCGCTATATACGCAAATCTTGGGTTTGGCATTGGGTGGTTTAGAGCTGCTCTTATAAGGTGGTTTAAGATCGCAACTGTTTTACCAAATCTGCGGTGGCAATTTAGAACTGCAAATCTGTGCTTTTCTAATTTGTTATGCAACATTTCCTGTTGCGGTCTCGGGTCATAATCTAATTCAATAGTAGTATTCTGTACTGGCTCTATACTGAACATTAGTTAATCGTCTGTGGTAAATTAAATAAATCTATTGGGGTATACTTAACCCCTACCTTTTTTAACATCGTGGCTGCAAAACTTAGTGCGATCTCTCTCTCAGAAAACCCATAAACATGAATTACAATTGCATTAGTCTCTTCGTCTATAAAGACCAGCGACTGCAATGTATCTTCTATTTCAATTATCTTATTTTTCATTATGTCCATGTATGTTTGTGTCTGTGTGGGTGGTTGTCCCAATGTATATATAGTAGAAGTTGCCACCACTTTTTGGGGTATACCCGTCAAAATTTTTTCTAAAAAGGCTCCGCAAAATCTAAAACCCTGCATTAAGCCAGGCTCGTAGGTACAATACCTACACGCATGCTAATGATAGCAACGTTTATTTAATCTATTGTGTGTTTGTTGTGTGTTTAAAGAACTTAACGGCAGCCGAAACCCATGACACGCGCGCGGAACTCTGTATGTCAAGTGAATTACATTGAACTTTATCAGTCTTTTCAGAATACAAACCAAAGTCTTTTAACAAAGGCTCATGATAATATTCAGCATACTTAAAACAATCCGGCATATTTTTATAATTAGTTATAACTTTTAGTTACTTTAAGATTTTCAATCTCTTGTTCAAATTGAGACTCTAAAAAATTTTGTACTTCTTTATGAATTGCATTATCAATGAAAGCATATTGTTCAGCAGTTAACGTTTTAGTCTCTGGCTTTTTAGGCTCAAGATGCCTTCCAAAGCTTTTAGTATTATTCTTGTCGTTATTCATAGCACCCCCAGGATTAAGATTAATGTTATGCCTGCAGTTAAAGTAAAGGAGAAAGCAAAGCCTTCTATAATTTTTTTAAGCATTAAACTCCTTCTCTATACTAAATTGAATTGTTGGGATTTTAGGGTTCCATGTTTTAAGAACTTCTTTTTTTTCCCAGGCACCTTCAAGAACAGTATTAAGATCATCAAAATATATATCGTTAATACTATAAAGTTCTCTTCCGATTTTATTATATATTTTAATATTATATAAATCAGAGTGGTTAAGAACTATCGTAACAATTCCATATTTAATTTTGGAAGTGTTACTAATTTTAAAATGTAATCCATACATATTATGTCCGCCTATGTAGGCTCCAAACTTTCTGGCTGCAGCTGACATTAAAACAGTTGGATGAATTTGTGATTTAATTGTTTTAGCAACTTGTAACATTTCTTCTCTTGTCATTAAGCAGCTACTCCTTCCTGGATAACAACATCCATTTTTGGTCTCATATCTTTTTCGGGAGCATCAGCTATTTTAATGCTTTTGAAACTTGGTGCGTTGTCTAAAGTTGAGACAAACATAACATCAAACCCGTAATAACATTCAAGGTACCAATCTTGTATGTTGTTACTAATGTCATAACTTTTAGGATTTGAACCTAAAGAGTAACTTACTCCCCAGTCATAGGGTCCCGCCTCAAAGTTAACAACAATTGTTTTGTCATCGCCGTAGCCGTAATCTTTAGCAGTTGCCATGTTAGTTTCATAAGATGGCTGCATCCCAGATGCCTCACAAATTTTGTCAATCGCTGCTTTAAACATTTTAGCAGCTGTTAACATATCTACTTTTTTTGTAGTAAAGTCTGGAAGGTATTTATTTGGAAGTCTTGTCATTAATTAACCCCCATTTCTTCTGGAAGTCTTACTTTTGGTTGAAGTCTACCAAGATTTGGTAACTTTCCCGCAGATACAAATTTTTTAGCTGCTTTTGTTAATTTTTCTTGAGTAAAAACTTTTCTTGCAGCTTGATCGCTTTTAAAAAATTTACAATCATCGCATCTTTGTATTTCCAAATTACCTTCAGGGTCATTAGAAACAACTGCGCCTAAACCTTCGCAGCTTTCACATTTTTTTTGGTTCTTAACTTTAAAGTATTCTTCACTTGTTAAGTAGTTCCAGTTTTTCATTTTATCTCCTTTTTTAGGTTGATAATTATGAATAAGCTATATATGCCAATCTGTCAACAAGTATTAACAGAAAAGATACGATTTATTTTGAGTCTACTAATAACGATGTTTCTAAGGGTTTATCTTCAATCTCATGCTTTTTATTATTCTTCCATGAAATAGTGATTTTCTGATCTTGTTTAATTTCTGACTTCATTTTATCTCCAAAGGTATTGCTCAATAACTTGGATGCTAACCATCTTGCATGATGAGCAGCCTCTCTCTGTTGTTGAAAGTATTTAGGGTCCTGCGGCTCTGATAGCATGTCTTGTATTTTATCAAGATGCGAATAGCTGCCTACTTCTCTAGCCTTTGTAATTCTTCTATGTAAGGCGTCATCAGATCGCATACATTTATAAATTTGTGAGAGCGATGGGAAACCTTTTTCTTTTGCTATTTTAGTTAATGTTTCCCCGTTCTCTAACTTTTCAATTATTTCCAATTCTTTGTCTAACATAAGTCTCTATTTCTAAATCTGTTTTATTTCTAAAGTTTACTAAATTTTTTAAGGCTTTTATTTTACCCGCTAGTGTAATTTGACCTTTGCAAAGTCCACCATGATTTTTGCACCTATATTTATTTAAATTTTTTTTAAGCCAGCCTTTGGCTCTACATCTAACTTTGGTGCTGCGTGCTATACTTTCGCATTGCTGTAACTGTTTGTTATGTCCAGGCATACGTCAAAACAATTATAATTGATTTCCCTAGTAAATTTTGTCAACTTTGGCAAGTAATAGTTTATCTAGCTTAAACTTTTTCTCGCAATCAAATAAAGCGTCAAGGTAGTATCTTTTAACTTTGCGCCTCTCAATACCAAGCATCTTACCAATTTCACTATAAGAGTAGTTGTTTGCTCTTGACCATATTAATTGACGCTGTTCGGTTGTAAGAAGTAAAAGCAAATCAATTGCTAATTCAAAACATTCAATCATCTTATTTGTGGGTCTTAAACGAAGAACCCCGGCTCTATAGAGTCCATGATCGCTTTTATCGTGTATTACATCCAAGATCTTATACATTGAAGGAGCGGTAGGCTTTTTGGGTCCTGGCATTAAACGATCAGCACGAGCAGCAAATTCAAATATATCAACTAACTTCCAAGTATAGTTAAAATCAAAGCGCATCTTTTTTTCTTCTATGCTCCGCGATCTCAACTATCTTATTATTTAATTTATTTTTGCGGTAGCGCTTGCCTTCCTTGTCTTTGTAAAATTCCTCTAATCCTTCCGAGCCAACTAACTTCAAATCTTTGTTATTATATTTGATAGTGATATTTACTGTATCTATCAGACCCCCCCTATTTGAGAAATTATTGTTCTTGTAACTATTATAATTTCTATACCCGGTATTTTGATTATATATATTTGGTCTTATTAATATGGAGCTATTAGCTACATCAGTTGTAGCTTTAGGCGACATCACTCTAATTCTATTGGAATTTAGCAGTAAATTTTGACGCTCAAGAGAATACTCATTAGTTGAACTTAGGCGCTTTTTACTAATGATTTTTAGGCTTTGCAAATGGGTAACGGCGCGGCTTACGGCACATCTAGAAATCCCTACACGCTTTGCGATTGTAGCCATACGCGGAAAACAAGTTCCGGTGGCTCTATTCATGTAACAAGCCAAAGCAAAATAAACTAATTTATCGTTAGCACTTAATCTTTCATCTTCTAAAATA